ATCTTCTCTTGTTTGGTCAACTACTGCTTGTTCAAATGGGTCTAAAAACTGTTGTGTCATATCTTGACTGAACTGACCTGTGCCACCTCTTCTTAAAAATTCACTAGCTGCATCTAATCCTGTACCAAAGCCAGCTTCTGCGCTTCTTGCAATATCTCTCGCCTCGCCTAAGCCACCAAATAAAGTTTCTAAGCCTGTGCCTAGGGATTGTCCTGCCTGTTCAATAAAAGGTGTCTGTATGCCTGTGGCTTGTCTTGATAGTTGTATGGCTCTTGCTTGTTCAGGAGATAAGCCTGCAACTCTTTGTGGCACAACAATAGGATTGCCTTGCTCATCAAAAAAGGTTCTGTTGCTAGCTTGAAATGCTTGTTGCAAAAATCCCGGTCTAAAAGATGCAGTTCCGGGTATGCCTGAACCATAGAACAATTCTCTTGTAGCAGGGTCTAAAGTTCTAAATGTTTGTTGTACATCTAGCGCTATCGGGGCTTGTGGTTCAGCCATTACGCCATACTCCCAAAGTGTTCCATAAGTTTATACATAATTCTGTTACCTGATTCTCTGCCGGGGTTACCGTTGGGCGTTAATGTAACAATACCGTTATCACCTTTTGCCATATCAAAACCACCAGCACCTCTTACAGCCTTTGCTGTCATAACAAACTCACCATCTGATAACATAGCTGGTATATCATCTGATGTTTCAGTACCCGGACCGTTTATATCGCCGTCCATTGGTGGGAAGTTTGCAGGGTCTATTGGTGCTTCTCCACCTTTTTGCATTTGTACTACACCACCCTCTGCAAATTGCATAATGCCGTTATGGTCGCCATCTGCTTGTTTGTATATCATGCCACCCATAGCAGCAGTTCTAGGTGTTATTCCTGTGCCACCACCTTGTAATACAGGTAGACCTGAAGGGTTTAAGCCAAACTCTACTCTGCTTGGCATTTCTTCACCTTTTTGTCTAGCAATCTCAGCGGCTATGTTGTATCTGCCTAATTGGTCCATGGTTGTTAATGGTGTTAATGGCACACCTTTATTTCTTTTGGCCTCTTCATACGCAAGTTTACCAACCAATCCAGCCAAACTTGCAATACCTAAATTACCTAAATTTAATCCTTCACCACCTCGCACATCGCCTGATTGTCTACCACGTAACATATCTTCTATTCGTCCGATACCACTTTGACCCTTTTCGCCTCCACCAAAACCTTTTAAAAAATCTTCTACTTGTCCAATTCTACTTTGTCCCTTACCTGTAACGGGGTCATAATCACTTACAGAGCCTTGTGTAGGTGCTATCGGATTACCAGCAGCATCGAAACTAAAACCCATTTTTTGTAACTCTGCTTTTGTAACTGGCTCTCCACCTATAGTATATGTTGGACTACCAAAACCACCACCACCCTGTACTTCAACCTGTGGTAATTGGTCTTGTGGCGTAAAAGCTTTTCCAAAAAACTGTCCGATACCTCTTCTTATATTAGGACCTAATTTGCCACCTAATCTGCCTGTAACACCTTCACCGGGTGTAAAAAAATCTTTTAACCTTGAAAACTTACCGCCTTTTACTGCGCTACCGATTTTACTACCACCAAAACTTAACGCGCCACTAAGCAGCGCTTCTTTAGTAGACATACCAGAGGCTTTACCTGCTGCTGCTGTTAAAGCAGCTTTTGCCACAGGACCTACGCCCGGTATAAAGTTGATTGCTATGGGTGCTATTTTTTTTACTGCTTTACCAAGTTTTTTTACTAATTTTTTAAGAAAAAACTCAGGCATACCTGTATTTGGGTTTATTGAATTTTCACCGCCCACCACATATTGATTTGGGTTCATGCCCATGTTCATCATATCTGACTCAATCATGCTTCTTGTTTGTGGTGTTATAGACTGTGGTGGTACTATCATTTCACCTGTAGCAACATGCGCTAAGGTGTCATCTTCAAACCTACCTAAACCTGCTAACCCTTTCATTTGTGACTCCATGTGTGGCATATTATTTCAAACCTCCTATACCCATAGGCATTGGTCTTGGTGGGGTCGGTGGTGAGTCAGGCAGTCCTTCTAAATTTATTAAATCTGCTGGCTTTGGCTCTCTTGATACCATATTAATCATCATATCAAATTCTTCAGGGTCAAAATCTTCATCTACTTGCGCCATAATTTCTGCTAAAGCTATTGAGGCTTGGTCGTGTTCTGGCGAGTCTTTTGGTTTAGTCAATATAATATTTACTATTTCGCTATATCCTGAATCAGACAAAGGCATAAGCACCTCGTCAATCAATTCTTGTCTTGCTTGTATAAATTGTTGTCGTTCAGGTGGCATTTGAATAGCAGCATTCATTTGTTGCTGTATTGCAGCTATGTTTTCTTCAATGGTGTTTGGTTGTGGTGCGTTGGTCATCATTTCTGTTTCTTTATCTGACATCACTCCAGATGTTTGCATCATTTGCGCTTCTTTATCTGACATGGCTCCACTACCTTGCATTTCACCAGCTAACATGTTAATTCTTTCTTGTAATGTTGCCATATTTCTACCCTAATTTATGTTTACAGATATATTACCACTTGTTTTCACTGAAACAAAGCCTAATGATGTAGTTGCTTTTAAGCCTTTCTCATTGGCATCTATGGTTAAATTAATAAAATCATTACCATTGTAAACCTGTAAGACTTCTTTGCTCGTATTAAATATTACATCACCTTGTAAAAACTTAAACTCTGCTATTTCAGTAGCGTTAAATCTTGGTGTCCTATTTGGGTCAAATTGACCTAAATTTATTTCTAATATTCTAACTAATTTATTAAATGTTTCAGGCGTAACCTCTTGCAATGCTATAGGCAGCCTTGTTGGTAAAAGCTTAGCCATTATCTTCTACCGTCAGGGTTTATATCTAACCTTGTATATCCAAGTCTCCATTTAACTCCTAATCTATTTCCTGATGCAGCGTCATCGTCACTTTGCACTCTTAACACCGCCTGTCTACCTCTTGCTCTAACATGCACTTGTGCGGTGTTATTAGAAATATCTTTAGTGGCTCTTGTGGTTAATGACTCACTTGGAGCATTTCGGGTTTTTAGTAACATATTTATTTGTGGGCCACCAGAAGTGACATTTGTTCCATAAAATTTAACATCAGGCATCATTCTTCTGACAAAAGCAAAATCATTACCGTCTTGCAAATCAAAATCAGAACTTTCAATAAAAACACCGTCCATGGGTGAGCCATCATCATCCTCACCGCTTTCATGTGCAAATATAACACCACTATTAGTGGCCAATGGCTTGTCAAATATATTTTGGTCTACCCATGCTGTTCTTACTAATTGTCCTATTGACCAAACGCCCTCTAAGTAGTTGTAAATAACATATCTTGATATTTCTTCTGTGCCATCGCTTTCTGCTGGATAAAACCACCATACTTCATTGTATTCTTTGTTAAGGATTGCAAACACTTTGAAGGCTTGGCTTAAATCTAAATCTTCTTGCACGTAATTCAAAACACTACAAGGTAATTTTTGCACGGAACCTGTATAAGAATAAAAACCATCATCACCCATCCAAAAGACTCCATTTGGTGAATTTATGGCCGCATTAGGCCCAATCATACCCGTACCTTCGTTTATTAAGTTTAATGCAAATGTTAGTGGTGGACCTACGAACTGCATGCTGTACATAGATGTATCAGTCCAAATTAGTATTTCTTGTCTTGCTCTTATGCCACCCCTTATTTCACTACCTGATGATAATCTAACAGAGCCTGCTGTGTTTGTTGTCTTAGGCTCAAACTCTGTAATGCTTTCTTGGTCAGAAAATACAACTAACATAGGGTCTATTGAACCTGTGCGTGCGCCACTTGCTACAGGGTCAGAACCTAATACAATAACATGTCTATCAGTGTCACTTATAATTGTTTGTAAACCAACTGTGGGTGCTAAATTAGAGCCTGATAATGATGTTATATTTACTGCCCTAGTGCTTGTGCCATTGCTTTCGTCCCAATAAAAAATACCACCTCCACGTGCATGTAAAATTAAATCTTCTCCAAAATTATCAGCAGACCATAACCTTAGTTGGTTTGTAAAAGATAGGCTT